TCACCTACATTTAAATTAGGTTCTTTTGATTCTTGTTTTTTATCTTCTAGTTGGATTTCTGTTTCTTTAGCATCATCCAAATCTAGTTCGACATCAGTTTTTTTAGTTTCTTCAACCATTTTTTTTTCTCCTTAGTATAGATGAAGAACATCAGAAGGTTTTCTAACGATTCCTATAATTTCATCATCATTTAAAATACGGTGTTCACCATATTTTGTTCTAAACCTTGAACCAGCATATCTACCATACATGATAAACATTCCCTCTTTACACCACGCACCATCAGGAAATTTTTCTTTGTCTTGATAACAAAGAGTTCCCATTTTGATTACTAAACCAACGACAGTTGTCATTTGAATAGTTTCGTGTGTTTGTTCGGATAAAAGAATACCACCTTCAGTTTTAATTCTTCCAGAGTATGGTCGAATTAACATTCGATATCCAACTGGATCAGGTAAACTGCTTAAGTATTTTTTTATGCCTTCTGGGTCTGTAGGGATTTTAATACCTTCTTGTTCGGTATCATCTGTTTTCGGAAGGATGAGTTCCTTGTCGGGCGTTATTATCGTCATCGATGTTCTCCTCTTTTTTTAGCAGGTCTTTAAGATCCTGAAGCAGCACTTCTAAAGCACTGAGCTTGCCCTTAGCATAGTGGAGCCTGTCGAGCGTGTCTACACCATAGCAAATATCTTGCTTGGTTTCATCGATGCGTTTTTTGATGTAATTCTTGACTGTTTGTAGTGTTCCTATATCAAGCATAATTATTTTTAATCTTTCTTACTATATTATATGATTCACCATTATCAAACTCTTTTTTTAAACCTATTTTATAAGCCCGTTCTTTAGCATTTGTACCCTTTATAAATATCTCAGTTAAATCCTCTCCCCATTTTTCTATACCTTTTTTAAGGTATTTTTCCCTTCTTGTTCTTTCTTCTTCCGTAGATTCTCCACCATCCCAACTAGATTTACCATGAAAATGAAGCATATAAGAATAATTTGCAATTAAAGTTTTATATCCTTTTAATGCACATCGTATTCTATAATCCATATCTTCACCACCACAGTTGGAAAATGTATGATCAAAATAACCAACCTCATTATGCACCTCATAAGGTATTCTACCTAAATACATTTGCATGAATATTTTTTCTTTAAGATCTGTAAATTTAAATAAGTTTTTATGATAATTAACAACTGCGTTTAAATAGTTTTCTTTACCCTCATATTCTTGAATTTGCATACAAGAGGTAATATTAAAATTAGGTGACTGATATAAATAATTGATATTACAAGCAGGAATAATAATAGCGTCATTTCTTTGTTTTAAAGGTTCAAACCAATCTTTAGTAAATATAATATCATTAGTTATAACTACAAAATGCTTTTTAAATTTCTTTGCAATTCTCAATCCTTTATTAAAATTCTCTGCCCAAGACTTTGGAGTTTTATTATTAATATAAATATCTATTGGATAATCTTTTCTAAATGCATTTGTTCCGTCATTATTTACAAATACAAATATATCTCCTGTCTCTAATTTAGTTTCTTTGAAAAAAGAATATAAGGCTAATCTTGAATAGTTTTCAGTTTTTGCAGAACTTACAAAACAAAATACATGATTTATATTAGTTGTTTTGTCCATGTCTTTGGAGTTTTATCATTTATAATCTCTATGTCTAGATGATACTTAAAGTCCCGTGGTCCGTGTTCCTTGATATAATCATAAGTTTTCTTGATACCTTCTTTAAATGTTGTTGTAGTTTTGTAGTTTAGAAGTTTTCTTGCTTTATCAGATGAACATGTTGCATGTTTAACTTCTTGAGGTCTGTCTGCTACATATTCAAACTCGCCATTAAAACCAGTGACATTGGCACACGTTTCAGCGACTTGTTTGATAGTAACGAATTCTTCATCGGGCCCGATGTTAATTACATGGCCCACGACTGACGGGTCTTCAACCATTTGTATTAAACAACTTAAACAATCATCTACATATGAAAAACATCTAGTTTGTAATCCATCTCCATAAATAATTGGAGGCTTACCTTGAAGCATACGATTAATAAAAATTGATACAACATTTCTAAAGGGATCATTATATTTTTGATTTGGTCCAATAATGTTATGAGGGACTGCAATTACTAATTCTACACCATGAACTTTACATAAAGTTTTTAAAATCTCTTCACCAGCAACTTTAGATATACCATAAGGATCGACTGGTTTAGCTTGCATGTCTTCTGTAAATGGACTTAATTGATTTCCATATCTTGCCATTGAAGAACAATAAATAATTCTTTTCACACCGTTTTGAATAGCAGCTGTTGCAACACCAACCGTTGCCATGATGTTGTTTTGTGTAATGGTATAAGGTGAAAATACTGATAATCCTTCGTGCGCTGTTGCTGCACAATGAAACAATACATCAACTCCTTTGGTAATTTTAAGCATTGATTTAAAATCACTACAATCTAATTTAAAAAAATTATCTAAGAAAGGAATGTTCTCTTTGTCTCCACCTATTAAATTATCAACACCTATAACTTCGTATTTTCTGTTAAGAAGTTCTTTGCAAATATGTGAGCCTAGGAATCCTGCGGCTCCTGTAACTAGAATGGTTTTAGCCATTACTCAATAACTTTTTTCTCTCTTTTAATGTGACCTAAAACTGTGCCTTTGTGTTCGCCTTCTTTAATTGTATAACCAGAAGTTCCATTACCATTGATTTCAACTTCTTTACGGCTTTTTAACAATATGTTGTTTTTTTCTTGAATCTTTTTAGCAATAAAATTATTTGCTATAAGATCTTTTAATCGTTCTAACATTATCCGTTTTCTTGTTCTTTTGATTGAGATCTATTTGCCATGGTTCTAGCAACTGATTCTGCAGATCTTCCTACAACATAACCACCTAAACCTATTTGAAGTAATGTCCAAACATCACCGGGTAATTGAATTGTTATAGAAGCTTTGAAGAAGAATAAGATTACTGGTCCTAATACGTAATTCCATACTAATATAAATATTAGTACATACATTAGTAGGGGTCTCCAACTAGCTGCAAACCATCCAGCTTTTGCTTCAGCTTCAACTATCTTTGCTGCTGCTTGTAGCTCTGCTGTGTTAGATTGTAATAATTGTGTTTGTAATTGTGCTTTTAATTTTTCCTGAAGATCTTTATCAGGAACTGATTTTTCAATTGTACTAAATAATATTTTAGCTAAGGGTGCAACAGCACCTAACATTTGCAACATTCTTTAAATTTCTCCTGTCTTCTTATACCAAGATAAGGCATAAGTTGCAACATCACCTCTGTAGCTTTGTCTCCAGAAACTGTCCATTTCCAACTTCTACTATGCTTATTATTTTTAGGTAAATGTGTAGTTATTGAGCCTAATTTAAAATAATTAATGAATCTTACAACAATATCCTCATCACACATTCTTATTTGAACTCTAAGATATCTATTACTTTTACCTACCTTACCCCAAAAACCAAATGAACCTTCACCTTCAAATACGCCTGCAAGATATATTAATTTTTGCTCTTTACTTAAATAATTGTAACTACTTTTTTTTAATTCCATTAAGACGAAGTTTTAACCGTTTTGGCATAGCTTGTCTATTTAATTTTAATCCTTGAGAACTTGGGCCTTTTACTGGGGGTGGACCGAATTTGACCCCCGGCATCTTAAACTTCATCTCTTTGGTATAGTAGAAGTAACTTGTTTGTCTTTTGCAACTTGTATTTTTTCTTTTGCAACTTGTAATCTTTGTGCAGATTGCACTTCTTGATTTTCTAATCTCATTTTTTCTAAATCCATTTTCTCATCAAACTCTTCTGACTTTCTTGACATATCCATTTGACTCTCTTGAGCTCTTCTTTGAATATCTAATGCTTTAAGATCTAGTTCTCTTTGTTTTAATGCAATCAATGGATCTTGTTGTTGTCCACCTTCTGCTTGTACTAACTGTTGAGTTAACTCTACAATTCTTTTTGCAACCATTGAATTAAATTGTACTTCATAACCAGCTGGATCAAGCTGTTTCATTTGAATCATATTTGGATCTTGTACTAAAAATGCTCCAACTTCACCATGTGCTTGAAATGCAATGTGATCTGATATGTGTCCTTGTAGTAAAGCATAAACCATTGGATTCATTTGTACCATTCTGCTCTGTATAAACGTTGCATGTGCTGCAGCGTGTGATACATGGTCTTGATCTGGAAAAACTTTTAACAATTCCATACGAAGAGCCTTAGAATTTTCTGTTGCTGGGTCTTCTGGGACAGGTTGTTTCTCTGGAAGTAAGATATTATCAATTTGTCTTGTACCTAACGCTTCATAAACTCGTCTATAAGCCTCTCTTAAGTTGTGAAGCTGTGGAGCAGAGGCTGCAATCTTCAAATTTTCATTCGCAAGTGTCACTCTTTGTGACATTGAGAAAATATTTGGGTCTGCAACTGGAATTACATCTACTCTGTCATCAAAATCTTGTATTTTTACCATTCGATCTGCACCATAAACCGCATAAGGGTACACTGGAGGTAAGTAATCTGCAAAAACTTCTGCTAAAATTCTAAATTCTTGTTTCATTGCGTAGTAACAACGCTTGTGAATAGCACTCATGACTCTCGAACCACGTTCTAACAACGCAATTGTTGTTCCAACTGCTGCTTGTTGGTTACCATCACCTACTTGCATGTCTGCAATTGATGCAAAACGTTGTCCAGCTTGAACAACAAAACCTAAAAGTTGAAATAAAGTTGGACTTGGTTCTTTAAAAGGTAAAATTTGAAACTGATCTCTTATATTTCCACCTGGTGCATCAACATCTCTGAACTCACCGGGTTGAAAAGGTTGGTCATCATCACGAATTCTTATGCCTCGTGACTTAAATCCTGCTGGTAAGTTAGCTAAAGTACCTGCATCTAGTAATTGTCTTAGTGAAGATGTAGCGGATCGAGATAATCCACCTATCATATGTATTAATCCAAAGCCATAAAAGCCTAAACCTGGTAAAAATTTAAAGTGAACGAAGTATTCTTTACGTCTCATTAACTCATCTTCTGGATCATAGTTTCTATAGATAGATAAAATCTCTTGTGAGCCTTCGTCTATTGAAACAATATAAGGAACTCTAATATCTTTTTTGTCTTTTTTATCTGTATTCTCAAATTCTTCTAAATCTAAATCAACATGCATCTCTAAAATATTAAATTGATTTTCAATTTCTCCTGATGGTTTAACTCCTTCAATCTCAGATAGCTTTTGTTGAATAGCAGTTTGTTCTGCTTGTTTAGGGATTAATTCTACATCTCTATAAAATCCTGATTTTTGTTTTTTAATAACGTCATTTTCTGACATTCTAATAACATGTGTAATACGTTCACAATCTTTTAAGTCTGTTGCATAGTAAGGAACGATTAAATCATCTGCTGGTACAAACTTTGATACCGCTCTTTGCATGATTTCATCATAGTAAACTTTTTTAAATGAAGATCCTGATAAAGGTAAATAAAATAATAATTGATCAAAGTCTGGAGTGTACTCTTCCATTTCTTCCATCAACATATAATTCATAAAATCTTTAACACGCTCTGCTTGTTGTAAAATTTCTGGTGTTTCTAATCCTACAACCTGTGTTCTTACAGGACCTTCAGATGGTAATAATTCTTTATAGGCTTGTGCTTGAAATTGTGTAACAGACTCTGCAAGTAGTGGATGTGTAACACCCGTTGCTCCTTGAAATGGTCTTGTTTGATCTCTGTATTTAAATCCTAAAAGATCTAATCCTTGAACATAGGTTTGTTCCCAATCTGCTCTTGATACTCTATCTTTTTTGTAATCAGAAATTAATTGTGACGACAAACGAGCTAAAGATCTTTCATCCATATCCTCAGCTAAATTTTTATAAAAGTCTAACTCATCAGAAACAGCTTCTGCTGCTTCCGCTACAACACCTTCTTCAGGTGGCAACTCTATATCAATTTCGTTTTCAACAACTTCCTCTTGTGGAAGCTCATTGTTGTTGTCGACTTCAGCCATTTAAAAAAGTTTAGTCGGTTTACTTCTTGCTAATTTGTTTCCTCTTGCTATTACAGATCCACCTTTTGATCGACCTATTCTTGCTCTTAATTTTGCTCTAGGGCTATCAGGACTTTCTGAAAATGATGTTCCTGAAATCTTTGCTCTTCTAGCTTCTTCTGCTGCTCTAAAACCTTCTAATGAACCAGGTTCTCCATACATACGTGTTTTAGGATTATAGTTAGAACTTTTTGCTGCTGTAGCTTCATCAGATACTTCAAAAGGTTTTGCTCTAGTGATTCTTAATCCTTCTGCTTGTGCTTCGTCTGCAGTTCTTGCTATTGCTTTTCTTGGTGCTAATGATTCATCAGAAGTTAAATCTCTTGTTTCACTTCTTGCAATATCTAGACCTTTTTCTTCTGGGCTTTTTCCCATCTTAGTCAAAGCATATGCAGCGCCTAAACCTGCTGCAACCCTTGCTAGATTTTTTAACGATTTTTTCATGATAATTATCTCCTTGTTGTTATAACAGGATTATTTTACCATGCAATAGTAATGAGGACTATATCTTATAGTAAATCCTTAATGTAATCCTTGCCTTTTCCAATCTCTACAGAGCCACCAGTGCTCATAGTTTTAACTTTACTAGCATCCATGATGTTTATATCTAGCCCCTCAACTTGAGGTACACCCATAGATTTTACCTGTGGTGCAGTAAAATTCATATTGTAATATTGTTCTGGTAAATCCCTTTTTCCTGTCGCTCCTAATTGATTGAAAATTTTTTGTATTAAAGAACCAACAAATGCTTTTTTAACTTTAAAATTTTTTGGCATTATAATAAATCTTTTATGTAATCTCTGCCTTTACCAATCTCTACAGCTCCACCTTTACTAAAAGTTTTTTCATATGAGATTGTAGCCCTTTTATCCGTTTGTTTTCTACCACCCTCTGGAGATCTTTTAGTAATAGAGCCTTGTATTCCAACACCACTTTCAAATTTTTTTTGATATGCTCCAGTTGTGCTATCTATTTTTTGTTCACCACCAACAAATTTAATTTTTTCTTCTCTTTTACTTATATCTATATTTCCAAATTTACCACCTATATTAATTCCTACACCTTTGTCTTTAATTATTGCTCCGCTTTCCTGACGAGTACCACCTTCCACTCTTGGTGTTACAGTAGTAGGTCCTATTAAATCAGATACGTATTCAGAAACTTCTCCTCCTCCGGACATTTCTTTTGGCTTAGACATTCCTGCTTCTGATAGAGCAATAGCAATTGCTTGTTTAGGATTTTTTACAATGGGTCCTTTTTTTCCTGAATGTAATTTACCTGCTTTAAATTCTCTCATGACTTTACCAACTTTTTTTTGACCTTTAGTCATTCCACCTTTTTTTCTATTCATCATCATAGATGTATCTGGATCAACTATGTCTGCTTCAAACATTGTTTTACCACTGGCTGTACCATAATAAGTTTCTGGTGTGATAGGTGGTTTACTAGGCTGATCATAAAAACCTGGTTTGAATTCATTACGACTTGTGTAAGAATCTTTTTTTTGTTTTGCTTTTTTCTTATCAGCCATTATATTAAATCTTTTATATAATCTTTTCCTTTACCTACTACGACTTCTCCACC